ACGTGACGTTTGGTATTACTGCGTCCTACACAGGTAAAGGCAACACAGCAGATATCCGGGCCTGGACTAACACTACTGGACCTGCCGGTTCTGACACTGCGGGCAAGGGTGGACCCTCCGCTTCTTCTCCGGGTGCGGCTAACGTAGCGCAGGGTGTAGAGCAGGACTGTACGTTTGACGTTGTTGGCTCTCACACTGCTGCTCAAGATGAGGTGAGGGCAGGTTTTGCCTACACGTTCATGCGGTCCACTATTGCTGAAGACGGCACTACAGAGACTGAAGAAATCGGTGATTTCATTCCAGTCAAGAAGCCCGCCACTTTGAACACTATTAGTGCCACTACTGGTGATGACGCTAGTACTACTATTTCTTGGACGGCACATTCTATCGGTAACTTCGGCGCATCGGGTTCCGGGTCAGATTACTATGATGAAAGTTACGCCAACTATATCAAGTTTGAGGTTACTCCTGCGGGTGGCAGCGCTTCAACAACAATTATTACAAATTCTCCTACGTCTTCGTCTAAAGTTATCTCTAGCTTGACTAATGGTACCGAGTACAGTATCAGAGGTAGGTTAGAAAACGTTCATATTGTTGGAGACTGGTCGAATACTGTAACGATCACCCCTGTGGCTCCCCCGTACTTCCCGCCTTTCTTCCCTCCCTTTTTCCCGCCGTTCTTCCCACCGTTCTTCCCGCCTTACTTCCCGCCGTTCTTCCCACCGTTCTTCCCGCCTTACTTCCCGCCGTTCTTCCCGCCCTTCTTCCCGCCTTACTTCCCCCCATTCTTCCCGCCCTTCTTCCCGCCTTACTTCCCTCCGTTCTTCCCGCCCTTCTTCCCTCCCTTCTTCCCACCGTTCTTCCCGCCTTACTTCCCACCGTACTTTCCCCCGTCGTTCAAGTAAGGATTGACTTCACCTGAAGTGTGCGTTAGAATAACGGTATGGAAGAAGTTTCAATTATCCCTTCAGGGTACTTTGGTGACAGTTCTGACAACATCGTTGTATTTGAGGATTTTATTGACCCTGACGATCTAAGTCTGATTCAGGCTTTCTTACCCACGATTGATGAATGGGACAACGGTAAAGATACGGAGTACGACGAGAACGGTGTATGCATTTATGATGCGGCCTACTGGAATGATCGTATGTGCAGTGGTGGGATTATAGGACGAAAGAATCCTGTGGTTTACCAGACCATTGAAAAATATATTGAAAAGATGGCCGGTAAAGTGCAGGAGTTTTTCAACGTTAAAGTCTCATCACGTAATCCTGTTTTGATGCGATGGTTTGAGGGGATTGAGCAACAGCCGCACGCTGACAAAGAGTTAAATTGCGGAAGCCCTAATCCGTTTCCTACGTATGACCTCAACTCTCTAATTTACTACAACGACGAGTTTACTGGCGGGGAACTATACTTCCCTAATCACGATATCCAGATTAAACCAAAGCCCGGTTTGGCGGTAATGTTCGTAGGAGACCGAAACTATCTTCATGGGGTACGCACGGTAACTAGCGGTGAACGCTGGACCACGCCTTCGTTTTATACTGTTGTGGAGAACTATAACGAGGGGGCCTGGTGAAAGAGCGAGATGGTGTAGTAGTTGTACCTGATTTTTTATCTCCTGACACTGTTGCGCTGTTTACCGAAGAAATATCCAAGCTCCCTCGTCACGATATTGAAGACCACTTATACGATAAGTGTGTTCAGATGGGTGAGAGCGATGTCTTGAGTCCCTTGATGGGAGACTTAAGATCAAATGTTAAAGAGTTTATTGAAGACTACTATTCATGTGTGGTCGGGCATGAAGAACTAGCCTCGCTAGTTAGTGGGCTTCCCGGATGGGAGTTGCAGCTTCACGCTGACACCCTTCAAGATACGGCCTTGAACTTAGGAACTTACGGAGGCTACCCCTCCCGTGACATTTCCACGCTTCTGTATTTTAACGATCACGGCACCGATTTTACTGGTGGTGATCTTTTTATGCCGAATCAAGATTTGTTTATTTTTCCAAAAGCAGGGACACTGGTTGCGTTCCCAACAAGCGAAAAGTATCTGCATCAAGTGGCTAAAATTCAGTCTGGTGAGCGATTAAACATCACTACGTTTTGGCATGTCCTAGAAAGATTTGACTCTGCCCGATACGTCTGATACGATAACAGCATGAGTTACGGTAACTATAGCGCAGCATCCGAGTTTGACTATGAATACATCGGTAACCCACAGTTGGGGATTGTTGTTTACAAAAACTGTTTAGATGGAGTAGACTACGTTCCTGACCGTTTACATGCTGCGCTCGATGATAGTTCACACGATTACTTTAAGTGGCACGAGTCGTTAGTGGGTGAGGGCGTAAAAATGCCTGAGTACCGGGATTGTGCTGACTTTAAGATGGCTGAAGAGTATATTCCTAATACGCCGCCGTCATTTTCGGAGATCAACCATGTGTACACAGATGTTGCGGGCCGTATTAAGTCTGGATTGAATCACTATCAGAGCATGTACAACATTACTATGCGCTACATGGAGGCAATCAACTTTGTGCGGTACGGGCCAGGGGAGCACTTTGCGGTGCATACTGACCACGGATTTTCTTATATTTGTACGGTGTCTAACATTGTGTACCTTAATGACGGGTACGATGGTGGGGAGCTACACTTCCCACTACTGGACATTTCGTATAAGCCTGAAGCGGGCGATTCAATATTTTTCCCTTCAACGTACATCTATGCCCATGCATCTCTGCCGGTGACATCAGGGGTCAAATACTCTGCGGTAACAATGTTTGACTACAATGATGACTCACATCAACATGGTGGGTTTTCACGAGACTTCGGGCAGTCTTCTGAGCAACCCGCTAAGCCTGCCTTCGCTGAAGGCGGGCAGACGCAACCTGAAAGTAGCCCGACGCAGGTAGCCGCTTTTGATGAAGAGCAGTTACGAAAAATTATTTACGACGAGATTCACAAGTACGCTGTTGCTAGTTGGGAAGCCAACCAGGGCTACACGCAAGATCAGATGAGGAAACAATGAGCAAACTAACTCTTTTGCGTACCCATCAAGGGTCGCCGGAGATTCAACAGTCACGGCTTATGCGTGGCTGGATGGACGACACTTACAATAAACACGCTTACCGTTGCTTACCGTTGTCTATGGCAAATGTGAACGGTTGGGAAATTTTGTTACCGTGTGATGTTGTCGTAAAGTGGGATGGGGGTGACACTGTTCCCACACTTGTCTCGGGCGGAGAGTACAACAACCGTATGGTTGCGGACTGCAATAAGATAGGCATGGTCGATTTTCCGCTGGGTTGGGCATTCAATACTGACGAGGGCTATCATACGTGGGTAACTGGGTCCCCTAACTATTTTGTAGAGGGCGCTGTCCCGCTGTCTTCAATCATCCCTAGCGACTGGTGGCCGGATGAAGTTCCAACGGCTTGGAAACTGACGGAGCCAGGTAAAGAGGTTGTGTTTCCTAAGGGTATGCCGTTCGCATTCTTTTTCGTTTTTGATACAAACCTTATGCCTGCTATTGAGTGTAATGTTGAGAATTTATGGGATAAGCCCGATTTGATGGAAAGCCGTATGCGCTACAGCGAGGCCAAGATGAAGAAGATGCAGGAAGCGCCGTGGACTTGGATGAACGGAATCCGTACAGGGTTAGACGAGCAAGGCAATCAGATTGGCCCACGCTACGAGGGGTCCGTGAAATTAGACGTACCAGAAGTGCCGGAGGTATCATGGCATACGCAATGAACGTACACACCCCTCTGGGTATTGAGAAGTTCTTGTTGGATTTACCCACGGAAGATAACTGTGGGAGCGCCCACATGCTTAAGGGTAGTTTAGACTTTACTTCGTTCAACAAAATGAATGAGACTTATGTTTTGTCTGCATTTACTGAGGTCCCATTTAGTTGCTTGGTTAGAGTGCAGTGTACACCTAGTGATGAAACGTTGACCGGGGTTGTTGAGATTGGTGATAGTGACACAGGCGAAATCATGTTCTCGTGCCCTATCGACGGACAAGTTTCTAGCAATCCGCATCCTTGGATTGATCAACATGCTGCTTGGAGCGAAAAATATAAATGGAGGGACCAATGAGCGTTTATGATGTGCAGATGAAGTCTATTGATGGCGAAGCAGGCTTTATGCAGCAGTTTGATGGTAAGGTGACGCTAGTTGTGAACATTGTGTCAAAGTTGGGGTATACTCCTCAGTGCAGCACCTTCTGGTCTTTTGGGCGCACGACACGCCAGTTGTGGCAGTTACAGAAAGTTCATGATGAGTTTAAAGATCGTGGGTTTAGTGTTGTGGGCTTCCCCTGCAATCAGTTCGGGCAGATGGAGCCTGGTGAAAACGAGGAGATTTCTGAGTGGGTAAAGCAGACGTATCCATTTGTTAATTTTCCGCTGTCTGAAAAAATTGAAGTTAACGGTAAGGGCGGAAGTCTAGTGTACTCTGCTTTACTGGGTAACGTGACCCGTGTTAAGGATGCGTCTCCTGCCGACACTTCAGAGGCGGCATATTTAGGCTGGAACAAGGCGGGTGGTGCAGTCGCCCGTATTCCGCACAGTTGGGAAAAGTTTGTTGTCAGCAGGAGCGGTGAGATGATTAGTCGTTTCAATTGGCAGAGCGATCCGCTAGACGACGTTCCTCTAACTACTGGTGAAAGTTGGACAATCCGAGAGTGTATTGACGAGGTGCTGGACTACTAAACGGTATAATAGTAGTAGCGAAAGGTACTTTTATGCGTTTAAGAAACAGTGTACAGAAAATTGCGCTTGAAGATAAGTTGAGTCGGCTTCGTCCATTTTTAGAACAGTCTATGCGGCTGGAGGGTATTGATCCTGACGAGTATCCAGATGTTCAGGATTTAATTGATACCATTCCGGGCATGTTGTCTGTAATCGTTGACGGAGACCCTGCTAGATTTAGAGGGGGGTATAGGCTGTGGGCATCGGTCCCACGTATCGACCATCCTGATCATTGGATGAATTCGCTGTGCTCTTCTACAGATACGCATATGCCTATGACCGTAGACGAGCTACACGGCAGAGAAGACTACAAGTCTACTGTTCTGGACCACACTGGTTCTGATTTTCTAGGAATGATTGAAAAGCATTTAACTCTGTTCCATCACGAAGGGCTGGCTCATATCATTTATACGCAAGTTGACTCTGCTGTGGGCGCAGGAATTATTCAAAAGTTACAGATGACTCATCCGTACACGGCGGCGTGCTCTTTACATGAGTTTTTTAAACTCCTATTAGAGTGGCAGTGGGCCTTGCTGTACGCCGATAACGATGAGCCTGCTGCTCAGTTGGCAAGCGATGTGCTTGACCATTTTGAATTGCATGTTGATGAAGTAGATTCTAACGAAGTTGTCCGTGATTTGATGGGACTTCCTGATATGCAGGTTGCACAATATGTCAAAACTGGAGAGTGCGCTCTGAATCAGGTTACACCGGAGATGCCACTTTCTTTTAAGCTGTGGGCGACCACTAATCAGGTGATGGAAGAGCCTCGCCCGATACTTGCACAACTATACATTGATTGTGTATCATATAAGAACATCGAGAAAGATTTAGGAAGATTGTGAGAAACCTATGGCTGTAACAGTTTCCGATGCCCAGCGGCAAAAAGCTAAAGAAAAAGCAATGGATTTTTTAAATCAAAACATTGTGTCTATGGCGATGATGCTGAACATTGATCCGAGCACACTAACGTCAAGCTATGTTATTCCGGTGTCCGAGAATGACACTGATTACCCTGCGTATCGTTCGCTTTTGACGATGGTAGGTAACTTAGAAGCTTTGGAATCATGAAGAAGTATATTGTGGTTGATAGCTCCGTGGAGCGGGAGGCCGAAGCAGGCGGTGTAGATATTACCGCCTTTGGAGAGTCTGACGAAGGACCGGAGCCGACTGACGCTTCTCGTGTGTCTGACGAGCCTGTAAAGTTTGATTCATCTACGACTGCGTGGAATGTGCCTTCGGGCGATGGTTTTCTTTGCCACTTCTACTCCGGTGACACTGATCCGTTAAGGACTTCTTTACCGCTGTCTGCCGAGAGCTTAGACGAGTTTGCCGATGAGTAGGGTTGGGAATGTAGGTTCACCCGCTTATGATGCTGTAGCAGATTTGGCGCATGTGGAGCGAGAGTTAATTACGGTGATGTACTCTCTTGGCATGAATACAGAAACTATTTCATCTTCTTCGTTTGACGAGATCGTTGCTGGTATTAAATCAACCTTTCCTTTCATCCGTTTAGAGCAGGGCCACACTTTAGCTTCTAACGATGCATTGAAGGAAATTAACGTGTTATTGATGGTGAATGTGCGGCGGTTGTGGCATCGCTGGCAGTTAGCGGAGAGTATTGTTAATGGATAAGATTCTAGGTAACAAGTTTTTAATTGCGAACGCACTGACTTACGAGTTTTCCAAAAACGCATCTCAGGAGCTAGACTACGATTTCTTTTCGGTGCATGATGATATTGTCCGGGCGGTTAACGCTGACTGGCTTTCTAAGAATCTTGACCGTCGTTCAATTGCGGTCGGCACCGACTTTTATATGCATGTGTGGGACTTGCTATCAGGTAAAGTTGCGGGATGGAAAGAGATGGTTTACATTTCCACGGGCATCTACTCGCAGATGGTTGTCGATTTGATTAAACCGACTTCGGCGTTAGTTGCGTCACCCGACAGGAACTTTGACTTTGTTTCAGATTTGAACAGAAGGGGGTGTGCTTTAACTTTCTTAAATAACGACTGTTTACAGGCGTTTGAGGCGCATGTTCTCACACACCCTGAATACAAGTTCACTGGAGATTACACTGTAATTGAGTATGCCGAATTAGAAGCAATGACAGAACCACAGTTTGATTTTGTTCACATGCACTCACCCGACCTTACTCTTAATCCTGCGCTGATCGGTAAGATTGTTGATATTACAAATTCCGGTGGGGCACTGTATCTTTCTGGTGTGAACGAAATGATGCGTCTCTACTCTCCTGACTACTACATTGAGCCTTTGTACGACTTGTACGAGGCGCTTGATGAGCGTACAGATATTACAAGCTACCATATCCCTCATGCAATTGGGTTCCAGATTTTAGTAAAGAAGTAACATGACCGACGACAATGTTCAGCCCGAAGATTGGCGTAGTGGGGACCCCCATCCCGACACACCTGTTATTGATGATGCTGCTCTCAAGGAAATTGGTGAGTTTGAGGTAGAGGACTTGGGCGGCGGTGTTATGGTTTTCAGAAAGGCCGTTACAGGAGATACAGAAGAAGTATTCAAGTATATTGATGCACAGTCCGAGGTATCTCATCAGAACAGGTGGGAGTATATTGTTGGTGAGGACGGGGAAAAGTATGGCATCAACGAAGATGGTTTTAGATATCGGCCTGAAGACATTCCTGCAACACCCGTTCGTTTACTACACCCTGTAACAAAAGACACGCCGGATGTCCCACGTGAGTTTTTTCACGGCATGGAGGACACTATTTACAAAGCGCTTCTTCGCTATATCGACTACTTCCCGCTGCTTGTCGGGTGCGTGTGGTGGAAGAATCGGGGGCACATTCTCCGTTATGCCGATGAAGGTATCTTGGGCGCTCACTGCGACAATGATACAAACTATAAAGTAACCGAGGGCGTGCGTTATATGCCTCGTGGGCAGATGGCCGCACGGCAGACTTGTGGATGCCTAGTGTATCTAAACGACTCGGTTGATAGTGAAGACGAGTTAGACGGTACAAACTTTACTGGCGGACTGCTAGAGTTCTTTCATCTGGGTATTGAGTACAAGCCCAAGAAAGGCGACATCGTATTTTTCCCAACGAATTACATGGCGTCCCATCAGGTAAGCCGAATGGACGCTGGGGTACGTTATACTTATCTATCTTTCTTTGGTCAAGGCTCTCCGCACCAAGAAGGAAACATCAATATCGTAGAGCCAGATGACAGCTTTCAGTGGTGTCCCGCAATGTGGATGAATAACATTTACGATGATTATGAGCGGTACTGCAAGTCTGACTATTCTCGCTTTTCTACGGGCGAGGAACAGAACATCGGGATCAATCCCGTGTATCAGGGGCGGTGTGTGGCCCAGTACGGGGATACTCACGAGGCCGAAGAACTTGACGGGGCGGCTAACTGTGGTACGGAGGGTGCGCCGATTGAGCCATGATTGATGTAATTGATTGCTGTTACAGCGATGTAATTAACGATTCTGCATACTTTGCCGATAAGTTTCTACACGATGGGGTTTTTGGGTTGCGTGGATTACACGCTACCGAAGAAGAACAGTTAAACATTATTGTGGCGTTAGGTGACGAGATCGGGTGGGTTCCACGGACTGCTGACTTTGATCGGTCTTGTCTTCGTCGGTATGTTGAAGATCATTCGCACACGTTTGACTATGGAGAGCATACCGGCAGTGATCTTTCCGTGAATTGGCATTTAGAGCATGTTGAGGCATCATTAGAGAATTCTACAGTGGCAGGGTTCTGGAACATGCTTAAGTTTGATTGTTCGACGGATGTGGGGGCGACATACTTTAAAGATAACTCTAAGTTAGTTGAGGACTTGCCCGCAGAGGTGGTAAAGTTCTTACGGAAGTGTGTGGTTTCTGACCAAGATATTGTGGACAGGAAGGGTCATAGGGCTTCTATCAATTCACGTCAAGCAGTTGAGCGCCACCCGTTTAAAGATGCAGAAGTCATTAGAGTCTGTCAGGGTTATGTGTCTCTAGTTTCTTTTGACGGGCGTGATCCTTCACCTAGTGAGATAGGTGAGCTTGAAGCGCATGTTGATACTATTCAAGCAGAAATTATGTGGGACCTTAAACGTAGACTGACTTGGAATTGGCAAGTGGGGGATATGCTTGTGAGCGATTTGTTTACGATGTCACACGCTGTTTCTGGTGGCTTTAAGCAGAGTGAGCGAAAGTTTTTAGGCTACTTTTGCAGCCACCCAGCCATTGACAGTGCTTCTCTGTTTCAGTAGACTACGTGTATGTTTGTTTCGTACAATGATCCCGAGCCAGAAGATTTAGGCGGCGGTGTAGTTGTTTTCCGCAATGCCGTTTCGTGCGAGTGGGAGAAACTTTATGATGAGGTTTCTCTGCTTGTTGACGAAGAGTATGCCGGAATGTACACAGAGGTCACCAACCCTGAAACGGGCGAGATTGCTTACGAGAACAAAAGTGGATATCTGTTTGGGTTAGACACATACGAGTCTATGCCCCGCCGTGGTTCTTCTCTTCACCTAAACCCACGAGAAGATGTAAGACACTTGCTACGTGCGCTGGAAGATGCTAAAGACGCTTGTTTACTTAAGTATTTTACTTGTTACCCTTTGGCGTACAATTGCGTTTGGTGGAAGGTGAAGGGGCATGTGGTGTCCTATGGTGACGGTGTTTATCTAGGATCACACTCAGATATCAGTGCTGAGTATGTGTACGGAGTTCACCGGACCTCGCAGGAGTTAGCTTTACGTAATGTTGTGTCTAATGTGACATATCTAAACTCTTCTGTGCCTGAGTCAGAGTTGAACGCTAGAAACTTTACAGAAGGTGCCCACAATTTCAACTATTTAAATATCGACCCTATTGTCCCTGAGGCGGGCACGATTATATTCTTCCCTTCTAACTATGTGGCGGCTCACGAAGTTTGCCCGGTGGGGAAGGGGCGTAGGATGTCGTATTTGGGTTGGTACTCTCAGGGTACCCCTAATTCCGCTGTCCGGGAAGACGTTATTGATCCTTTGGTAAATCCTGAAGGGGCTGAATCCAGTACGAATGTGTGGATGCCCACGTTGCGTGAAGATTACCGGGCCTTTTTAGAAGAGCGTGGCTATGACGAGCGCTCAGAGCAATACAGAACTACTTTGTTAAACTCGGAGGGGTAATGATTCAAGCAGAGCATGTTGGTATGGGCGTTGTGATTTGCCGCAACGTATTGGAAGTTGATCCTGACTTTTTTGCGAAGTATTGTGGTTGGCTTACGGGTGAGTCGGAGCAGACTTTTAAGTTTGAGAAAGATCATGCCGTTAATCAGACGGGGTTCAAGTTTAGCCTTGAGGACATTGGGATGGCCCCTCAGCGCTTCTTGGAGACTCGTGGGGCTAGCCGTGCAACTGAAGTTCCTCAGGAATACTTAGACTTTGTGGACTCATGTGAAGATGCGCTGTATCGGGCACTTGTAGAGTATTGCACGATCTTCCCGGATGCGGCCACAACGGCATGGTGGCGACCAAAGGGGCATGTGGCAGTGTATGACGCAGGGCAGCACATTGGTCCCCACTGTGACGACCAAGTGCCTTTTGAGTGGGGTGAGTCTCCACCTAACCAAGTTTCGATGCACAACAGTACCAGCATTAATCTTTATCTAAACAACTGTGGGACGGATTATACTGGCGGTGAAATCAACTTCCCGCACGCAGATTATGCGTTTACGCCGGAGGCAGGCTCTGTCGCCATTTACCCCTCTAGTTACGTGGGAAGGCATGAAGTGTATCCTGTAGAGTCAGGGAGACGAGTTGCCTTTTTGAGTATGGCCTGCTATGGCGTAGACACCAAGAACAACGAGACTGTTGGGCAAGAAGGCGCTAGGATTTGGATGCCCGATCTGATTGCTGACAGTCAGGCAGGGTCAACGGAAGGACGCCGTTCGTAGATTGAGAAGTCTACATTTGCGTCCATGTTTGGTTCTGCGGGATCAAAGTTTGCACCAATTACAAGACGTGTCTCAAGTGACTGCTGGCGTCCTGTCCAGTGTACTACGTAGGACGGAAAAATAACGTACATTCCCGATTGCGGCTGTATGTGCGTGTCTCTGTGTAAGGTGTTACACCATGTGGCTGATAGGATAAGTTTGGCAGAGTTCTCATCGGCTATAGGGTAGTAGACTGCGGACCAGTAGTCTTCGGGGTAAATGTGGAAGTTGGCGTGGTGTGAGTGAGGGCCAACACTCTTCCCGTGCTGTAAGTTTAGCGCCCACTGGTTCTTCAGAACTAAGTCATTATTTTCTGCACCATACTGAACTAGACGAGTCAGGCGAGTTAGTAGTTCGTTTATTTCCGGGGAGTCGGGTAGGAGAATGTCTTGGTCGTCCCACGGCTCCTCTTCATCACCACAGGGTTCACCGTACTGTGTAATTTGATGGGCGATTAACTCGTTGTCGATGTCATCAATATGTCCTTGGAAGTAGGGGATGCTGACTAGTGACTTTTTATCCATTACTAATTTCCTTTCGGGTACCTTTTGAGTTGAACGATCTTAGCACAGGGAGAAGTAAGTCTGCACTGAGTTCATGACTTGTAACGTATTCTTCGTAGTCTGCAAAAAAGTCGTGCATCCAGACTTGACCGCTGTGAATGTTACTGCTGTCCTCTACTATGTTGACTCCATATTCCGGGGCAGATGAACCTTGTCCAAAGTATGATAAGTATGAATAACGGTTGCCTGCGGTAATTGGGTTGACTTCGTGGGCACAAACAAAGTTTGCGGGAAACAGGAGTACGTCTCCGGCCTTAGGTGAGTACGTTACGTTGGCGTATGGGAAAACAATGTCGCCTCCTTCGTAGTCGTCGTTCAAGTATGCAATCGCAGCCAAAACGTGTTTGACGCCTAGTTGAAAGTCTGGCTCGTAGTGGGGCTGGTAGTTGATGTCATTGTCAGCGTGTAGCCCAAGTGCCGATCCTGCCTTGTATGAAAGTACGTGTCCTTTTGTTTTCCACCAGAGGCAGGGAACAATCATGGGAAACTGTGTGGCGTACTGTAACAGTGCGTTGTAGATTTCTGTTTCTATGGTTTTAAAATAGCTTTGTTCCCACTCGTGTTGAAGGTCATTAAAGTTATTTATCCTGACACAGTTTGCTTCAATTTCTTCTGGTGTGAAGCGGTGTCCACTTAAGTTGGTGGCGTGTAGCACATTACCGGCGTCGTCATAAATGTATGTGTAGTGTTTCGCTAAGGCTTCGGCTCTTAGGGCCTCAATGGTAGGGAAGATGTTTGAATCAATGGATACTGCGTCTGCAATCCTGACGATTCCCATTCCTAAGTGCTCAGACATTGCCGTGGTTCATTTCTTTTTGGTGCCTTTCGATTTCATTTACTCTCATAGAAAAATTCCCCTGCCTCTAACGCAAACGGTGGACGATCCTTATGCCACACGTTAACAACTAGCACCTGACGAATTCCTGACATGACCGGTGTAGTTTCGTGCATTCTCCTACCTACATCAAACGCTACTACCCTGTTAGGCGCATACGCAATACGCTCCCGATCATCCTTAGGAGACAGGTACGCTGTTACTGATTCTTGCTCTAAGATATTGTCAGGGAAACCCTCAATGCGTGGTTTATGCACTTCTAACATTCCGCCTTCAGGCGCTTCAGTAAATCCGTACCACACACTTCCAGCAATCGGAGCGTTGAATCTTTTATACTTTGCGTAAAGAAATGTGTCTTCATCGACGTGGTGTGCAAGGTACTGTGGGGGTACACATGATCTTGTCCAGTACTCAAACCCAACAACGTCGTCTAAACTAAAGTTTCTGATGGGAGGGTTTTCCCAGATAGCCTGAATTACTTGCTTCTTTAGAGTGTCGGCAGGAGAGTTCCACCAGCCGTCCCAAAACATGTACGGTGCAAAACACGATGACGCTTCGGTGTGGTACATCATGCCGTGAGAGTCCCCAATATTATTGCGGTCCTCAAAGGTGTCCATGATGGGAGGGAAGAAGCTCTCATCTTCTTTGATGGCTTGAATCAAGTCTGGGTCTGTGAGGAAGTTATCTTGGACGTACATGTCTATATTTTAGTCAAATATGCCGGTTGGTGCAATTGCTTGCCTGCACAATTTATGGTAGAGTATTATCATGAAACGAGACGAAGAATCAGTAAAGCGTGTTGTGGTGGCGGAAGGATTTGCCGTTCCAGTAGACGAGAAGCAGTTTGAGCACATGGTATCCACGTCGGCAAAGCCGGTGCTTGTAGATTTCTGGGCTGAATGGTGTGGGCCGTGTAAGGCTATGGCACCGGTTCTGGATGAGTTTGCAGCAAAGTATGCAGATGAGATGCAGGTTATTAAAGTTGAAGCTGAGAAAGCGCCGTTGCTTATGGAGCGGTTCGACATTACCAGCATCCCTACTTTGATGGTCTTTGTGGACGGTAAAGCAGAGTACAGCTTGGTAGGCGGGAGGCCGCTTGGGATGTTAGAGAAAGAACTGGGTGCGTACATCTGGGTGGAGACAAAGGACGCCTGATGCCTGACCTGTGGGATGATCTGCCGCCTGAGATGATGGGAGACCGTCCCCCTGCTGACTGCTTGTCTAAAGAGGTAGTGGCTCCTGCTGAGGTTCTGAAAAAAGAGCGTGGCGAGGATGCCGAGGGAAAGCTGCGACAAGTTCTTGGATCACCTGAAGTTAAGTAAGGTGTTGATTTTAAAAGTTTGGTCTTGACAGACTGCGCCGAGGCTACTATACTAGCCAGTATCAACAACGACAAACAAAAGGAGATCAAGTTGATTACTAAGAAGGCAATTATTCAGGCAGCAACCGAGGTGGCGGATCGTTCCCCGTCTTCCCGGAATCGTTCATCGAAGATGGTGACTTATCGTCATCCTCGTGGACTGATTGGCAACACTCTTCACACTGCCGGTCTTTCACCCCGTGAGATCAAGTCTCTTCAGGGTAGTCGGAAGTACGACCGTTTCTTGAATCCTGCGGCTACCGCTTGGGTTCGTGAGGCGAACACTCGTGCGAACAAGGGGATGGCGTGGGGCGAGGTGGTTTCGTCCGTTCGCTGATCCTTCCGTCGTCTGAGCGACGTTTAAATAGAACTTAAGCTCAGAGCGTTCCCCACTCTAGGGTGGGGAGGTGGCGTTGAGGCGTGTGAATGGCATTTCACAGCGTAAGACTTTGCCAGTCTTTTCTCTGAAGGCTGTACGGCTTAGCATGTATCCGTTGTATTCGTACAAGTATAACGGCTGGGGAGTTGCTAGTCCCCTAGAGGTGTAAGGGGTCGCACCCCAACTAGCTACCACAGCACCGCAAAAATGATATAATATTATCAGTTAGTTCTTTAATCGGCCAGATACGAACGACGAGGTGTTAACAATGAAGGTTTTTCTAGGTGTTTTTGTGGTTGCCCTGTTTATGGGATCGGCTGCTGTAGAAGCAGAGCCATATCCGTGGCACGAAGGGATTCTCAATCGACCGGCTACGGTTACTGAGACGGCGGTCAGGATCAATCCTCCGCCTCCTCGTGTCACACAGCCGCCCGTAACGGCTCCTCCGGCCCCACAGCCGCCCGCAACGGCTCCTCCGGCCCCACAGCCTCCTGAGACGGCTCCTGAACAGCCTGCGCCCGCTGAGAGGATTCCTGCCCCTTCTGGACCTCCTGCGATCATTCCCGGTGACTGTGAGTCAGTCAGACGAGTGTTTAACTATTACGATCCGAGTGGAAACTCTGCCGCATTTTTTGTGGACGGTGGAATTGCCTACAGGGAAACCCGGTGCGGTTCAGATACTTTAAATGAAAGTTCTGGAGACACAGGTGTTGTGCAACTTAATCCGGTGCATAACCGAGCAGGTTACTTCGGTGGGCGCTATTTCGGTGATGGTGGCTGGCTGATGGCTCTCCACGGTCTGCGTACCCGGCAAAACACTCTGAGTTCTGAGTGGGCTAATGCGGCCATTACTTTGCGTAAAGTTTGTGGTAACGGCCCGTGGGCCACAGGCGGAAACTATAGTTGCTTGTATCGCAGTCTGTGACTTGACCGCACCCGCTTGAGTGTGCTATTATGAGTCTTGGAGCGGTATCCAAGTCTGGCTATAAGGAACTTGTCTTGAAAACAAGCGAGGTGAAAGCCTCCGTGGGTTCAAATCCCACCCGCTCCGCCATACCCGTGGAACTACCTGGGAGTAGAGGCAGGCTGTAAACCTGCTGCCGTTGGCTAGGGAGGTTCGATTCCTTCCCACGGGACACAAGTGTAGTATTGACCTACACAGGTGAGTGTGGTACAATAGCGGCATGAACAACGCTGACCCTAATACTCCGTATGATTATGCTAGTGAGCCTGACTGGGTGTACACTAAGCCTGATAATCCTAGTGGTTGGGTAGTGTACTACGGAAGCTGGAATCACTACTTCTTTCACGGTGACTTTTGGAGAGAGGACGAAGATGATATACATGCAGACACTGATTAAGTGGTTGAGGCTACTCTTCTATAAGAAGTCAGCCTTTGATGGATATACATTTGATCTTGACGAATACACACCCATCACTGAAGAAGACTACGAAAGCGTGACGGCGTTATCGTCACCCGCAGTTACATCACCCCGCCGTCGATCCAAAGGGAGCACTTCCAAATGACCGAAACCGATATTTCCAAGTCCCAAGTAGAGACTATGATCCAACAGATTGAGTCCATGCTTATTGACGTATCCGGGCATAACAACGTCCCCGCTGCCGATATGCGTGACGGATTGTTAGACCTGTTGAATATGGCAAACGCTTTAGAAGAGGAATGACCTATGATTTGCGAGTTTACCGCAGGAACAGAGCACTGGTACGTTGATACCGACAAGACCTACGTGAAGATTTTTGACAACATTGACCAACGTGTCATCAAAGAAAACCACAACTTAGGTTTACTGGGCCAGTTGGAAGGTAACCGTATTGCGGCCTACGAGGGCACCTATGCAATGATCGGCGTTTCCCCCACGATTACCACGACTCACTTCTTCCTAGAAGGAGGCAAAGAGGCAAATCGTATCGTATGGCGACCCGGAATGACAGAAGAAGCCGAGGTAAATAATGCCCGTGTATAAGGACTTTGACCGTGCTCTACATAACCGGCACGACTTCACAGGACGTGAAACCGTGAAGAACTATGTGAAAACACACAAAGACGGGCTTGTCGCTAAAGATAACCCTGACGAATACGGGGTAGACCTACTGTTCTACAAAGACGATAGACTCGTAGGTTACGGTGAAGTAGAAGTACGAACGAACTGGAAAGCAACAGTGTTCCCGTTCAAAAGCCTGCATGTGCCCGAACGTAAGAAGAAACTGTTAGACAACGATCTGACAACCCTGTTCTTCTCCATCAACAACAAACACACCCAAATGTTTGTGTGTAACGCCGAAACCGTGCTCAACGCCCCCCTAGTCGAAGTGCCCAACAAATACGTACAAAAGGGTGAACTGTTCTACGACGTAAAGACCGCAGACCTCTACCAGACAGAAACCTGAGATAAAATGGAACCGTTATGGCTACCCCCAATGTACTGTCCCGACTGCGAAGTCTACTGGGAACAACTAGAAGGACCCCCCTGCTGGATATGCAAACAGCCCGGAGAATACCAGAAACGACTCGTATCCCAACGGACACGACTAATCGGGACACATAACTGACTATGCCCCTATCAGGTAACCTCAGCCTCAAGTACTGCTCCGTAAGCAGGTGCAGCAAATCAGCACAATACCACGTCCAATTCACAGACAAAGAAAACAACTATACATCAAGTGTACAGCCCTACTGTAGTGACCACACCAAAATCGGATGGTACCTTCCCCCCAAAGGGAAACAGAAAGGCAAATGGGTAGGAGGCTGGATACCGTCCAACATACACACAATACACGACAACTCCGGCGACGAACTCACCGTATCACAAGTCAAAAACGCTACAGCAAGGTACTAACAAATGGATGACATTCTACTCGCAGGCATCGTATGTCTCCTCCTGTCAGGAGCCGCAACAACACTCTGGGCACTAACCGCAATAGTAACCACACTCACCCACAAACTACTCTCAACACACAAAAGAAGGACCCCCAAATGACCAAAATTTTAGGATGGCTCATAGCCGCCCCAATCATCGCAGCAGGACTCGCCGCCCTCGCAATCCACCAAACACTCACCCAAATCACCCAACTACACAAACACGCAGAAACAGGACAACACCCCAAATAGAAACCCCGCAAATCCTCCCACGATCACAAACACCCCCAAGCCACACACAACAGAAAGCCCTAAGTGACAAACCAATGCTACCCCAAGACTACATAACAGGAATAGCCTTCACCATCATAGCCATAATCCTAGTCCTAACTATAGACCACTACACAAGTTGACACCACACCCTCCCCTACAGTAAACTACAACCATAACACCCTACTAGTATTAGACACAAACAACAAAACATACTAGAAGGACCCCAACAGTGGACAACAACACAAACCCCCTCACACGCATAACCAAAAACATCCGAACACCTATACAACCCCAAAACACCCCACAACCCCCCATTAACCCCCCAGAAACCCC